CCATCACCTCTTTTTTTAGCACCTTCCAAGCCAAAACTGGCTAATGCACCTGTGAGCAGAGAAGCAGGAAAAGTTATATCCTTGGGTTCGTTACTATAACCAGGGAGCGAAATATAGTTAAGGGATACTATGAAGCCACTCCAAGCAACAACACTAAGTCTCACAATTACAGATATAAAAGCCAATTGTTCTTCTTTATCAGTAATGTTTTCCTTCAGTTTTTGTAGTGGACCTTTTTTAATTTCTTCTGCCATAACTTGTTTTATTAGTCATACTAGACATAATTAGGAATTTAAGCAAATGACAGAGGTACAAGCGATGTTAATAGGAGCAGCAGCCACAGCTTTTGTTATGGTGTTGTCTAATATGAGCAATCGAAGAGAAAAAACAATAATAGATATATACAACAAATTAAACAAGTTATCGCAAGCGGTTAGCAGAATAGAAGGCAAAATTCAATAATAAGTGCTATGTTTGGAAAAACACACAAATCATGGTTAAGATTTTAAAGCCTATATTATTACGTTTTCTCACAACAACAACTTGCAAAAGATTAATCGTGGATCTTCTTAGGACTATTTGCGAACAGACTTCAAATAATCTTGATAATCGGGCAGTAGATATTTTAGAAAAACAACTTTTTCCAACAAAATGAAAATTAACAAATTTCTAAACATTGAAATAGAAGAAGCTCCACCAGAGTTAAAACTATCAGTTGAAATGAGATGTAGAGAAATTATGGCTAGTAATGATACAGATAATATAAAAAGATATTGTACTCATCTTATAAGACACCAAATGGAACAAGATGTTTTTCTTGCTTCAATGTTAGGAAGATTAGTAGAACTCGAAGCTAATCTTGTAGTCAAAGAAGTTAGAAAAAAAAAGAAAACTAACATTATAAAAAAGTTTTTTCGTATTCTTTAATATATTTTTCTTCAAACTCTCTTATTAACATACTATTTGTTTTATTTACTTCGTAGTTAAATTGAAGAATTGCAGTTCTTATATGTTCAGCAACCCAACGACCTTCTTCATAAACAACTTGGGCTTTACCATTTTCTTTAATAAAAACATAATGATCTTGACCTTTTAGCTGAATATCTAAAAAGTTTCTTTCTAAATCTTTACGTCTAATTTCTTTTAACTTTTTAAGTTTAAAAATTGAATCTTTTGGTTTTTTCATTTTAATTCAAGAGTAATGTCAATCCAACAAGGTTGCGGTTTTGTTCCAGGTATTTGATTATAAAAAGGATTAGTTATGTATTCATAAGTTTTTTCACCATCGTAATAAATTCTTCCAATATATGGATCTTGAGGAAATTTTGATTTGTCCATAAATTTAAATTGATACGTGTATTTTATTGCCTAATTCATTCATAATTACTTTTATATCTTCTTTATTAAGATTTCTGAATACCTCATATTTTAAAACTCTATTATCTTTAAACATTTTATGAAGCTTTCTTTCAAGTGTTTTAAATTTACTACTAATAGGACTAACAGCTAAAACTTTATCAGGTTGTTGTTCTTTTATTCTTATTTTAATTCTTGCAGCTGTAGCTCTACCTATTTTCCAATAGCCTTGACTTTCAACAAAATAAACATGACCTAATTCTTTAGATTTTTTTGGTGCTTTATAGTTTTCTGGAGGAGTCCAAGCATTTTCCCAACCTTCATCTAATGCTTCTTCATTCCATATTTTTCTACCACGAACATATTTAACAAAACCTTTTTTAACCATCCATAATTCTGCTTCAAAATCGCTTGATATTTCATATCTTGATTTTCCATTAACTTGTATAGTTAAACCGTTTCTTGTTTTTACTTCAGTAAACACTAAACCATATTTTTCATATATTTGTTCTGTTGACATTCCAAAAAACTTTTCATGTTCTGGTCTATCATCTTCATACCAACCTTCAGTAGAAGTACGCAATATACCGCTTCCAGAAGTGGAAACGGTCATATTATGCGTATTAAAAGTAATATTAGGACTAGTAACTCTGTTCATTTGAATTAAATTTACTTTTTAAAAATTCAATTTCAATAGCTTTTTTTTGCTGTAAATAATGTTCATTAGTCATTGTTGATTCAAATAAATAACGATCATTTAAACGAGAAATAGCCATGTCATATTCTTTTTGATTCAAAATGGAATATCCTCCGTTTCTTCTTCTGTTTGTATTCTTCTTGGATTTATAGTTCCAAAGCAAGAATCTTCATCATCTTCAAAAGTATTTTTTCGACCATTTCCATTTAAATAAATACCTTCAACTTCTTCTCTTTCGTTTGTTCTCATGTCATAAACTTTTCCAGTTTCAATTTTAGTTTTTGCAACTGCTTTTATGTGAGTACAAAATTCATCAATAGAAGTTAATGGAATAAATAAACGCAATTGTTTAGGATATTTTTCCTTACTGTTTTCAAATGGATTATCTCGAACTGTAAAATTAACAGGAAGAGAAAGTGCCGGGTCAAATTTTTCGAAAGCCATAATTAAAATGAATGAATTGGGGTAATGTTGTGTGATTCTTCCCAAGCTAAAACTTGGTGAAGTTCGTAGCGTACTCGAGGAGAGCCAATAGCTAATGCAGTTTTTTCTAATGTGTACCAAGTTGGACCTATTTGTTTTCCAGCTTTGGTTTTATCCCTCCAACTTTTAATAGTTGCAGGTTTTACACCATAACGATATGCAAGATCTTTGGTGGAAAAAAATTGTTTATCCATTAGCTATTTACTTGTTCAGTTAAATTTACATATTTATGTTCAAGTAAATCAGTTAATTTACCGTATTCTTCTTTAGTTAATTTACCTTCATTTAATCTATCGTTAAAAGTATCGGTATAAGAATCAAGTTTTTTTAATTCAGTACATTTTTCAATAGCTTGTTTTGCTAAAACAAAAGTAGTTGATTTTTGATGTGCTGTATTAACTGTTGGTTTTTGCTTTTCTTTTTTAGGCTTTTCTTCTTGAATTTCCATGTTGTTATCCATATCAGTTTCAAGACCTAAAATTAATTTGATACTATATCTTCTTTGATAAGTAACAGAACCTCCCCAAACATGAGCTTCATTTTTCTTTTGTAAATCTCGAGGAGGAAGAAACAAAGGAAGTTCACTTATTTCTTCATGTCCACTTGCATGAACTAATTTAGTTTTTATTAAAGTTTCTCCTGTTGGTGTGTAACCAAAAAGTTGAGATAAATGAAAATCATTATTATGTAAAACAGGTTGCAATAAAGAAAGCATTTGTTCAAGTGGTAAATAATCATAACCAAATGCGCCTTGATTAACATGTTTAGATTTTCCTAATGAAGGAAATTCTTTTTGTGCTTTTTGTAAAGCTTTAATAAATTGAATTTTTGAATTAATTTCAGTCATTTTTTAAATGCCCAGTAAGGTATGCTAATAGTTTTAATTCCTTCTTCAGGAGTGTTATAGCCCGGCCAAATACCAGAATCTACATAGCTTTTTATTCTTTTTAACGAATCTTTTTGAAGTCGTAAGCCTTCTTCTATAGATTCAGAGTCAATTTCATAAACACCAATATTAAAAGGATAAACCTTTTCTACAGCTACAAATACAAACTTTTTAAGACCAATTCCTTCACAATAATGTGCGCTTTGAACGTGATATAAAAAATTTGCCATAGATCGTGAAAAAGCATCTTCACTGGCACCACCTTCAGCAGTTGTTTTTAAATCAATGATAGTATCACCATTAATCCAATCAGCTCTACATTTAAGTGGCAAATTAGTTTCTTTATGATCCCAAAAAAAACTTTGTTCAGCTGTTCCTTTTGAAAATAATTCAGAAGCAATTGGGTGATTTGCTACAGCGTCGCATATATCATTACAAAGAACTTTTTCTTCAAATGAAATAGCTTCTATACCTTTTTCTTCTAATTGAAGAATTTTTTCTTTACCTTCTTTAGTTCTTTTGTTTTCAATTACTTGATAAAAAGAATTAAATTCATTAGGCTCTAAAACTGCTTTATGCAGCATTGATCCTAATTTAAGAGCTGGTGTTGATGGTTTAATTCTTTTATTAGGATTATGTTTTGAATCCCATAAAGTAAAACCATTTGTTTTAATTTCTAGTTTTATATCAGAAGCAGAATAATCATGCGAACTTCTATAAACTGTTTCAGGAATAAAATCTTCCTGGAATAAAGCATTTGTCATTTTAATTTTTTTCTAAATTTTTAACTTTTTCTTCTAATTTTTCAAATTTTAATTTTTGAATATTTAGTAAATCGTTTTGAAGATTTAATTGTTTTTGTTGATTTTCAACAATACTTTCCATTTCAACTAACATGTTGATTTGAATTTGTTGTCGTTCAACTATTTTTTTTAAATTTTGAATTAAATTATAGGATTTAACTATAACTGTTTCTTTCATTTGTTCTTTCATTTTGACAACTCCATACAAGCGGCTTGAATACCATTTGCACAATGGATTTGTGTACTCTTATTTAAAGAGGAAGAAAAAGCAGTGAAGCCGATAAAGCCCACTGCTATATAGAGAAATAAGTTTTGCATTAAACTAAAGAATTTAAGTTCACAGGATCAAAAGACCAATCTCTTTCAACTGGTAATTTTAATGGACCTTTTAAACTTTGAATTTCTTCAAGCATAAAATAGCCAAACTCTTTATCTAATCCGTCGACTAAGCCCCAACACATACCATTTTCAGGATTGTATTCGGCGACGTACCAAGTAAAGTTAGAATCTGGTGTAAACCATTTAACAATAGCTTGGGGTTCCTCTTTGGATTTAATTGAATGACCTAGAGGAGGTAACTTCTTTAGAAGTTCTTGTGTAAGTAATTTCATTGCGGGTTGAATGAATAGAATAAAGTACATATTTATTATGCATTAACTTTGAATAACTGTAAATAGCTTTACTAAGTATGCAACTATTTCATTGCATTAGAGCTATTGACAGCTATTAATCATAAATACAGCGTATAATATATATATAACCCGCAAGTTATTCAAATGAAAAAAACTCAACAACAACAAGATTTCGATAACAAACTTGAAATCCTTAAAAATAACGCTAAACAAGTTGAAAATTTAGTTGCTTATTATGAAGAGCTACAAAAAAATGTTAAAACTCATTGGGGTTTTAATGGTGACTTAGGTCGCATAAATACTTTATTCGCTGAACTTTTTAATGAAGAAGTTGAAAGAAACGAATTAGACAACATTTTCCCTCACTAAACAAATGAAAAAAATTCTTTATCAAACTATTGAAGATGATTTAGGACTTGTTTATGCAAATCCTGAAAATCATAGAAAAGGTTTAGGTGGAATAATAGCTGATTTTACTATTGTTGATGCACCAAATGACCTTAAAAGTGAAATAGGTTGCTATAACACTTTTCCTTTAAATCAAATGAAAATTATTAAAAACTAAAAAAATGAGAAACAAAACCTATTTAAGAAACAAAGTTCTTTTAGATTTAAAAGGTTTATTAGAACTAAATGTAAATACTAGAAAAGCTATTAAAAAAGTTAAAAGTGGCTTTTTTGATAATGATATTGCTGAATTTGATGATGGCGGTATGTCTATTACTGAAATCAGTGATTATGTTCAAATGATGAGTTAAAACTATGAGCTTTATGTATTCTAATTTTCCTCTTTACGGAAATGGTGTTTGGGTTTTTGGCAACCAAAACAAACAAACTGAGTTTTTATTTTATGCTGAGTATGGCGATCTTAATTTAGATAACGGCAACCAAGCATGGAACAGAACTGACTTTGAAAGAGCAGTAAAACAAAAGTGCAGAAAACTTAAAAAAGAAAAAGGTTTTGATTATTTTTATTTTGACGATCTAAGGGAAATGCATAGAAGAATTTATGGTGCAACATATACTGTTAACGCTAATCAAATTAAAAACTTCCCATACGATCTTTATGAGGAGAAAAGCAAATAATGTCAAAATTAACTTTTTCTATCAATCTTGATAACGATATGTTTTCTGAAGATGCTGCACCTGAAATTAGCAAAATCTTTAAAGACTTATCTAATTTCGCTAAAGAAACTACTATTTGTAGTTATAACCTTCCATTATCAAGGCCTATTAAAGACACTAATGGAAACAAAGTTGGCTATTTAAAAATAACTAAATAAATTAATTAAATAAATTTGCTATTCTTAATTTAGTCGAATCCTTTCGAGGATAAAAAACCTTTTTTCGATGCAAAGCTGTTAGGAGGGAAAGACTAACTTTCGCGGGTTGGAGTCTGTTCGACTAGTTATTCCACTGTTAAAATTAAAATTTGTACTCCAGGTTCTTCATTTTCTTTGACGAACCTTTTTTTTGCATTTAACTGCACAACGGTGGCGTCATCTGAAATTGCTGTCAAAGTTAAAGAATCAAAACATGCTCTTACCAATTTATCGAGATCACCTCTATTCTTAGTTACCACGTGTTTTGGTGCAGCCTTAGTTAATTCACCACTCTTTAAAAAGTGAAACTGAGGTCTTGATAATCGAAATAATAAATGAACTTCACATGGTTCTGTTATTAATTCTTTTTTTTGTTCTAATACTTTTTTTTCAATTAAATCCCGCCATGGCTTCAATCTTTTACAACTTTCAATCATTCTGCCTTTTCCAATGTAGACTTTACTTCCTTGAGGAGCTGGATCTAATCCTTTGATATCAATATAAAATTTTTTAACCATGAGCTTTATTCCTGAAAAAACGCCTTTTGTAAGTTTACCAACTGCTTTAAAAGGTAAAGTAGATCCTTATCAATTAGCAGTATTATGGGTTTTGCAAAGTTATTATCCAAATATTTGGCCTTCTTATGCAACCATAGCGAAAGATGCAAAAATAGGTCGAAACAAAGTAGTTAAAGTAATTAAATCCTTATGTGAAAACGGTTGGCTACAAAAAATCGGTAGAGTTGATGACTCTGGACAAGCAACAAATGCTTATCGAGTTACAGTTTGGCATGAATTAAAAGTTGAACCTCCTTCTAGTGAGTCTCTTTTAAATACCACTACTCATCCAGAACTGCAAAATCCTAGTAAACAACCGCAGTCTTTTTCAGATACTAGTATTTCTCAGATACTACCCCAGTCTTTCTCAGATACTAGGGGTGGTATCCCAGAGATACACGAACTAAAACAAATAAAACTAAAACAAATAACTAAAACAAATAATATATATACTGATGAATTTAATGATTTTTGGAATCAATATCAAAAAATTAAGAAAAGGGCTAGCGGTCAATCTAAAAAATTAACTTTTCAGCATTACAATAAACTTTCAAAAAAAATACAAAGTCAGTTAAAACCTGCTTTATTAAGAGCTATAGCTGATCAAAATAAAATTGAAAAAGATGGTGGCTTTGTTACTTGTTTTCCAAATGCTTTTAAATGGTTACGTGATGGCTACTATGAAGTATTTCTTTATGTACAAGAACCAAAAAGCAAGTTAAAATTAGAGTCCAGGAACAAAAACGTTCCATTTTAACTAACCCGCTATGAGTTTTAATTACAAAAGAAAAGAAGTTGACCGCGACGTTACCTTTAAACCACCAAACTATAATTGCTTTGCTTGTTCTGATACTGGAATAGTTGGTGATTCTGATCGTTATTTAAGAAATTTTTTACCAGATTATAATCAAACTCAAGATTTAGCTATTATTTGTTGGTGTGATGCTGCCTATTCAGAAAAATCTGATGACGGTTCTATTGTAAAATCTGGTTTTAGAGATGACTCTTCCAATATTCGTAACAATGTTGGAGTTGATATTACTAAAGATAAAACTAGAGATATACATAATTTAAGGAAAGCAAATTGGGATTTAAGTTGTAAAGAATTAAATCAAATTAGACAACAAAATTTAAACGGAATAAAGACAGCACTTCCTAGTTATATACTTAAAGTTAAAGAACAATTAAACAATTCAAAAGGCATATTAAATGACATCAGAAAGACAGAAACCAGTAGTTAATGCTTTAAAAACTTCACTATTAACTTGTCAAGCAATAGCTAATGCTATTCTCGATAATGCTTTTGAAGAAAAGATGCCAATTGACGAAAAATTGATATTATCAATACAAACGCAATTACAATTAATTCAAAAAACAATAAATTATGCAGGACAAATTAGAGAACATGATCTCAATTCAGGATCTGAACAAAGATCAGAAGAATGCTCGATTAAGAACTGATAGATCAGCTAAATTAATTTCTGAATCTTTAGAAAAATTTGGTACTGGGCGATCTATTGTTATTGATGAAAATAATAGAATTATTGCTGGTAATGGCACAATTGAAGGTGCTAAAGCTGCTGGTTTAAAAAATGTAAAAGTAATTGAAACTAACGGTGATGAAATTATTGCTGTAAAAAGAACTAATTTAACTGAAGATCAAAAAGTTGGTTTAGCAATTGCTGATAATAGATCTTCTGATTTATCGGAATGGGATAGATCTGTTCTTGAAGAACTTACTATGGATCATGATTTAAAACCTTTTTTTGAAGAAGAAGATTTAAATGAATTATTTGGTACAGATGAAATAAAAGATTTTGATGGTTCAACTGAACATTCAGAAGCAGATTATGAAAAATTTACTAATACTTGTCCTAGATGTGGTTTTGAATTTGATAATAAAAAATGATAGAAAAAAAAATAGGTTCCTGGTATCTTTCAGAAATTAAAAATGTAATTAAAAATAATTTAAATGTTTTTAGTTGTTTTCATTGTGGTGGCGGCTCTTCAATGGGATATAAACTTGCAGGGTTTAATGTTTTAGGCGGTGTAGAAATTGATAAAGAAATGATGGATATTTATAAAGCTAACCATAATCCTAAATATAGTTATTTAATGGGAGTTCAGGATTTTAATAAATTAACTGATATTCCAGAAGAATTAAAAAATTTAGATATTTTAGATGGTTCTCCGCCTTGTTCAACATTTAGTATGGCAGGCAAAAGAGAAAAAAAATGGGGAACTGAATATAAATTTAGAGAAGGGCAAAAATATCAAAGGCTAGATGATTTATTTTTTCACTTTATTCAAACTGCTAAAATACTTCAACCTAAAATAGTTGTTGCAGAAAATGTTAAAGGTTTAATTGCTGGAAATGCTCGAGGTTATGTAAAAGAAATTTTTCGTGATTTTAAAGAAGCTGGATATGAAACACAATTATTTTTATTTAATGCTGCAAAAATGGGTGTTCCTCAAGCAAGAGAAAGAACTTTTTTTATAGCAAGAAGAAAGGATTTAAATTTAAAATCTTTTAAACCTATATTTAATGAACAACCAATTTCTGTTGCAAAGGCCTGTGAAAATATAATTGAAAATAATGAAGAAAAGTTGATTAGTGAAAAACTTCAAAAATTATGGTACAAAGTAAAGCCTGGAAAGTCTTTTTCTACTGTTCACCCAAAAGGTCATTGTTTTAATATGAGTACAGTAAATCCAAAAATTCCATCTCGAACTGTAACTGCTACTAAAGGTTTAGTTTATTGGAATAAACCAAGATATTTAAATTCTTATGAAATAAAAAGAATACAAACTTTTCCAGAGGATTTTAACTTTTTAAACACTGATCCATGCTATGTAATGGGTATGAGTGTTCCCCCTTTTATGACTCAACGTGTAGCATTAGAAATATACAACCATTGGTTTAAAACAGAAAATAATTAAATGGCAGCTTCTGAATCAAGCAAAATTGAGATAGATATCAGAGTACAAAAGCTTTCTCGGATAATTGCGAGAGGTGGAAGAAGGTCTGATTGTTTGCGATATGCTAGGGAAAATTGGGGGGTGTCTGAAGGTACTGTTGATAATTATTTAAAAAAAGCTAGAGAAGATATTAAAAAAGATTGGGATATGGAAAGACCACAAATGATTGCTGATTTATTAGCTCAACTTTCAACTTTACAAATGGAAGCAAGAAGCTCTGGACAATTTAATATTGCTCTCGGTTGTATAAATACTGCAGCTAAATTAGCTGATCTTTGCTCGTGAGTTTTTTAGATACTTTAAAACAAGGTCATATTTTAAGTGGTGGAGGTATGTTTGAACTGCCTTCTGTTAATGATGTAATTACAAAAATTGAAAGCAAATTACTACCGCATCAACAAAAATTTTGTGAAGATACCAATCACAGAAAATTAGCTTTAGTTTGTGGTTTCGGTGCTGGTAAAACTTATGCTTTAGTTTCAAAATCTTTTTTACTAGCAGCTAAAAATGTTGGTCATATATCAGCTATTTTTGAACCTACGGCACCAATGCTCCGTGATATTTTAATGAGAACTATGAATGATTTATTAGAAGAATGGGAAATACCATATACCTTCAGAGCTTCGCCTTTACCTGAATATCAACTTCAATTTAAGGAAGGTGTGCATACAATTTTATTACGTACAATTTTGACATATCAACGTTTACGCGGACAAAATTTATGTGCAGTGGGATTTGATGAGGCAGATACAGTTCCAAAAAGAGACGCGGAGCAAGCAATGAACATGGCTCTTGCAAGATTAAGATCAGGTAATATTCAACAATTTTATGCAACTACAACTCCTGAAGGTCATGGTTGGGCGTTTGAAACATTTGAAAAAAATAAAAAAGAAGATACTAGGTTAATAAAGGCGAAAACAAAAGATAATCCATTTTTACCTGATACGTTTATTCCTTCATTAGAAGAAAATTATCCACCACAATTAATAAAAGCTTATCTCAATGGAGAATTTGTCAACCTCACCACTGGGGCAGTATATTCTCGTTTTGATCGAAATAAACATTTAATAAATGAATTACCATTTCCTATTGATAATGAAATATTAAAAATTGGAATTGACTTTAACGTGATGAATTGTAATGCCGCTATTTGTGTTACTGCTGGTGATAAATTATATGTAATTGATGAAGTAACAAAACAAAAAGACACAGATGCTCTGGCTACAGAAATAAAAAGACGTTATCCTTTTAATAAAATATTAGTTTATCCAGATGCAAGTGGTGCGGCAAGGTCAACAATTAATGCTTCTAAAACTGATATTGCAATTTTGCAAAGTTATGGATTCACAAATATGGCGTTACGAAGCAATCCGCCAATCAAGGATAGAGTACAAACATTACAAGCATTATTGGAAAACTCCAAAGGACGGGTGCGTTTGGCGATTCATGCCAGTTGCCGACGCTTAATTGAATGTTTAGAACTTCAAAGTTATGATGAAAAGACAGGTGATCCAGATAAACAAAATAATTATGACCACCTTAATGATGCACTTGGATATTTATGTTACAGAGAGTTTAATATGATTTATAGTAGAGCAGGAAATAAAACAGGGATTAAAATTTATTAAAGACCTGATATTATTAAAGTAAAAACCATGTATAGCTCATTTTATAATAATAAAATAGATAATTTTAATATAGAAGTAACTGAAGTACAACAGCAGAATCAATCATGGCGTAATATGCAAAATCATTGGGGTCTTATTGAAGATTTAGTAGAAGGTACAAGTAAAATAAGAGGAAAAAGTAGAATTTATTTAAAACAAGAACCGCGTGAAGAAGATGAAAGCTATGACGTAAGATTAAGTAGATCTGTTTGCCCGCCTTATTTTGTAAGAATGGAACGTATGCTTGCAGGTATGCTTACAAGAAAACCTGTAAGATTAAATGAGGTTCCAGAAACAATTGAAGAGCAATTATTTGATGTTGATCTTGAAGGAAATAATTTAACTAACTTTATTTATAATATTTCGAGATTATGTATTCGCTATGGCCATATTGGTGTTCTTGTAGATGCTCCCGCAGAAGGTGGCAGACCGTATTGGATTCCTTATACACCTAGAGATATTATAGGTTGGAGAACAGAAATTAAAAATGGACAGAGACAATTAAGTCAATTAAGATTAACTGAAAGAATAATAAAACCTAAAGGATTATATGGTGAAGAAACAATTGAACAAATACGTGTATTAGAGCCTGGAACTTTTAAATTATTTCAACGTAATAATGATGGTGATTTTAAAAAAGTTGATGAAGGAAATACAAGTTTAGATATAATTCCATTTAGTGTTGCATATTCAAATAAAGTTGGAATTTATGAATCAAGACCTCCATTAGAAGATATTGCTGAATTAAACATCAAAAGTTATCAAATTCAAAGCGATTATGATAATCAATTACATATAAGTGCAGTTCCAATGCTTGCTTTTTTTGGATTTCCTGCTGCAGCCGAAGAAGTTTCCGCTGGACCAAGTGAAGCTTTATCTTTACCTGAAGGAAGTTCAGCAAGTTATATTGAACCAAATGGTAATAGCTTTCAAGCACAAAGAGATCGTATTGATAAATTAGAATATCAAATTAATGAATTAGGTTTAGCAGCGATTTTAGGTCAAAAAATGAGTGCAGAAACTGCTCAATCTAAAAGAATTGATCGTTCTCAAGGTGACAGCACAATGATGGTGTTATCTCAACAAATACAAGATTTAGTAGATAATTGTTTAAGATTTCATGCTTTATTTGAAAAGCAAAGTGTTGCAGGCACTAGCTTTGTTAATAGAGACTTTGTTGATACAAGTTTAGAACCACAAGGTGTAGATGCTTTATTAAAAATTTATGCACAGGGTGTTATAGATCAAGAAGAATTATTAAAAAAATTAGTTGAAGGTGAAGTATTAAGTGAAGATTTTGATATAGAAGAAATGATTAATAGAACACAAATGGGAGGATTAATAGAAACTGACGAAAGAGCAACAACAACTGAAAATGAATAATGGCTATAGAACAACAAAGAATACCAGAAGCATTATATAGAAATGCTATAAATTTAAATAGATATGAAAATGGCGTAGCTTTAAAAATAGTCCGAGAATATAATAATATTATTATTCAAATAACAGATCAATTAAAACAATTTGATGCTGGTGAACTTACTTTAACTCCTTCTGCTGTTAATAGACAAAGAACAATATTACTTCAATTACAAGAAAGTTTAAATACATGGGCTGAAAGTAGTTCTGCTATTATTTCTCAAGAATTACAAGGATTAGCTGAACTTCAATCTGAATTTGTAAAAGAACAATTAACAAAAGTATTACCAAGCGCCGGAACAAAAAATGCAGTAAGAACTGTTGAAATAAGTCCTCAATTTGCTCAAAGCGTTGTTAATACTGATCCGCGTCAAATAAATGTTTTTACTTTACCCGAAGAATTTGTTGTACAAACGGGAACAATTCCAAAATTTAGTTTAACTGCAAGAGAAGGAGCTGTAATAAATTTACCAAATGGAGTAAATGTAAGAACTGCTTTTCGAAGAATCGCAGCATCTCAATCTGAAGTTTTTACTAATACTGTAAGAACTGGATTACTTTCTAATCAAACAACTGCTCAAATAGCTAAAGAATTACGCGGTAAATTAAATTTTGAAGCGGTTGGAACTCTTGAACAAATAAAAGCTCGAGGAGGTATTGGAACAACTATTGCTAATAATCAAATTGACACTATTGTAAGAACCAGTATTAATCAAGTAAGTAATTCAGCAATTAATAGTGTTTTCAAAGCAAATTCTGATATGGTAGATCGTTACAAATATGTAGCAACTTTAGATAGTAGAACCTCAGCTATTTGTGGTCGGTTAGATGGTCAAATTTTTGAAATGGGTAAAGGTCCACAACCTCCACAACACTTTAATTGTCGTTCAACAATAGTTCCAATTATTAAAGATGAATTTTTAGATAGATTTGGTTTAGACCAAAATGATTTATCTGGCGGTCTTCAAAGACCTAGTAAAACAGGATTATCAACTAGAGGAAAACTTATACCAGCATCAGAAAATTATGCAGTGTGGCTAAGTAAACAAGATATACCAACACAAAATAAAGTATTCGGTATTGAAAAATCAAAAATATATAGATCAGAATTAAAAAATAATAATCCTACTGATGTTTTTCGTAAATTTGTGCGATCTGATGGATCAACGTTAACATTAGAGGAGTTAGCTATAGAAAATGCCAATTAAAAAAGGTAAATCAAAAAATATAATCTCAAAAAATATACAGATGTTAAAAAAAGAAGGCAAACCACATGCACAGGCAGTTGCTATTGCTTTATCAACAGCTGGTAAAAAAAAGAAAAAAACAAGACGAAAAAAGAAATAAAAGGTAAACTATTATTAGTTGCTCTTAAAATTATGCCTGCTGGTAAAGGAACTTATGGAAAAATAGTTGGAAGACCACCAAAAAAGAAAAAAGGAAAAAAAAAAGCTGTTAAAAAGTAATGGCAAAGGTAAACAAGCCAACAAATGCAGCACTGTATGCACGTGTAAAAGCTAAAGTAAAAGCACGTGTAAAACGTTGGCCGAGTGCTTATGCTAGTGCACAATTAGTTCAAGCTTATCAAAAAGCTGGCGGAGGTTATACTACTGTAAATAAGCCAAAAGCAAAAACTAAAAAAGGTGCTAAACGTGGCAAAAAAAAGTAGAGCTTCAGGAGGTTTAACTGATTGGTTTAAAGAAAAATGGGTTGATGTTAAAACTGGAAAACCATGCGGAAGAAAAAAATCTGAAAAAAAAAGAAAAGGCTACCCTGCTTGCAGACCAACAAAAAGAGTTTCAAGTAAAACGCCTAAAACACTTTCAGAGTTAAGTCCAACAGAAAAAAGAAAATTTACAAAAGCTAAAACAAGTAAAAAAAAGATTTCATTTCAAATGCGACGTAAACGCAAAACCAAAACAAAAAAATGAAAAAAACAACAAAAAGAAAAGTAGTAAATTTTAAAAAGGCTGATAAATCAAAAAAAGGTGGTCTTACTGCTAAAGGGCGCGCAAAATATAATAAAGCTACAGGAGGAAATTTACAGGCACCAGTAACAGGAAAAGTTAAGCCCGGAAGTAAATCAGCTAATAGAAGAAAATCATTTTGTAGTCGTATGAAAGGAATGAAGAAAAAATTAACTGGAAGTAAAAAAGCAAATGATCCTAATAGCAGAATAAATAAAGCTTTAAAACGTTGGAAATGCTAATTTTTTAAAAACAATGTATATTAGAAATACTTTAAATATTTAATATGGCTGAAGAAAATCCCGCAACAAAACCTGAAACAAATTCAAATGAAGCTGCTTTAAAGCAAGAAATTGAATTATTAAAAAGAAAAAATAGAGAAATTGTTGAAGAAAAACAGCAATTTGCTAGTATCGAAAAAAATCTTTCAAGTTTACCAGAAGGTACTGACGTTCAGGCATTAATTGAATTTAAACAAAAAGTTGAACAAGAAAGATTAGAGGAAAAAGGAAATTATTCTGAAGCGTTAAATAAAAGAGAAGCTCAATTTAAAGAAGTTATTGAAAAAAAAGATAGC